CGACAACCAAACGGTGCTGGTTAAGGATAGGCTCAAGAGAATCAATAATCCTATCTTCTTTACGTACATTAGCTCTTACCTCTTCTATGTCTATATGTTGACCTGTCATTTGTAGGTGTTTTTTAAATAGTTCACCTACTATTCCGTCACCGAAGTTAGTTTCAATAACTAGTTTGGTGACGTTGTACTTTCTGCATCCTCTGAGAATATTGAGCAAGGTGTTATCAGAGTACCCGTCTCTGTATGCACGCATTTCATGCAGGAATAGGAAGCCGTTTTTCTGAGATATGAATGCTGCGGCTGTTTCGTCAGTTCCTCTACCGCTTGGATCGACGCTGCATATTGTTTCTGAATAGTCGGTCCATTCTCCTTGGAGTTGCATAGGAGAGTAAAAGTAATCTCCTGGGAGACCGACTGTGGGTAGATCTTTAATAACGTTCTTTGGGTCTGAGCACCATACGATTTGATCGGGACCAGACTTAGGATTAACACTTGTGACAATAAGGTCAGCCATCTTAAGTGGAAATTTCTCTGCATCAGATAAACTTGTATCTAGTTGGAACTGAAGCATATAGTTACTCCGTCCCATAGCTGCTTCACGCTCTAGGAGGTCGTCATCTGAGAAGCGATCAGGGTCTGTTACACTCCATTCATCAACACCATCATCCAGATCGTCTTGTATCTGTGGTGCTAGTAGTCCTTCGTACTTAGTAAGTTTGTCTTTTCTTGGGTATCTACTTGGCCAAACGAACGGACGGTAGTTGCGCTCTGCCAGCTTACGATAAACAGTAAACACAGTCTGAGGAGTCCCGAGATAGCAAATACGGCTGTCACTTTTTGGCGTGAGGATAGATTCAGCTTCGGTACAGAGTTGAAGAAGTTTCTCACGCATCAACTCCGTCATACTGTTTCCTGGTACTTCTATGTCGTCCAGTACCATGAGGTCTGCACGAGAACCAGTAAGTTGCCCAGTAATACCAACGCTTTTTACGCTGGGAGCCTGATGAGGAGAGCAAAGTACGTCGAAGGATATACGACTCCACCTTGCCTCGTCGCTTTTTGGTCTTAGGTGTGTTAACCATGGTGTCTCAATGATTAGTTTCTGTAGGAAGATAGACATGTTATCTGCACGTTCTTTAGACGCAGAGATAATCATTATCTTTCTTTCACTGTCGTTGAATAATGTCCATAACACGAACGCTCCAGTAATCCAACTTTTTCCGACTCCTCGGAAGGCTTGGATCTGTAAACGTTTAGGACCGTGTTGTAGGTAGTCAGCTATAGCAAATTGTGCTCTAGTTGGTGGAGGGAGCTCAAGCTGTTCCCATAATGCGGTCAGAAACAGCTTGAAATCGGCCTGTAAGGCCTCTAAAGGGTTGGTCATGTATGTTTGATCATTAACGTATTTTCAGAGGGCTTAGAGGTGTTTTTCTAGTTGATCTTTGAATTGGACCTACTTGTAATTGATCAGCCTTTGAAAGTGGTTTTTCTTTTTTATTTAGCTTTACTATTTCATTAGCTTTTCTAAATCCAGGTCTAGCTAAATTCCATATTTGTTCAATTCTAGCTAAACTATCCCCACCTTTCATTACAAGATAAGCTGCACCTTGAGCACCAGGAACAAGTGTAAGTCCTGCAGCTGCTAAATTAGCAGCCATTTGACCACCACTTAAAGTTAGATCTGCTACGTTTTCAGGATTCTTAGGATCTTGAAGATAAGCTGCTCCATCCATTACAACACCAACAATATCACCACCAACATTAGCTATCGGGTTTGGTGAACCACCAGCCACTCTTGCACCGTGTCTCACAGCTTGGAATAATCTATTAGCTTTTATAGGTGTTGTTTGTGGATTAGCTTTCTTTATTTGTAATTCACCAGCACGATTTTCTAAGTTTCGTCTCGCTTGTATTGCTTCGCCTTCAGCATTTAAACGATTACCTTCTTCATCAACGCCATGAGCTATTTTACTTTGATCACTAATCATTAGATCTGTATGTTTTAATATATTCTTCTGTCCTTCATTCATGTACTCTTGAAATGCTCCTTCTAGAGTACCTCCATCAATTCCAGCGTCTTGTAATTCTTTTAAAGTATGTAGACTGTTACCTTTAATATCTAAATTACCAATCATGTTCCGTATGATACCCCTAGCAGGTTGAGGTGATAAGTTGCTAGGAGCATTTGAACCTTTATGTTCTACTGATGTAGCATGACCTGCATGAGTTTCTCCAAAACCAGGTCTTGAGCTTTCTTGCTTAGCTCTTAACTGTGCATCAGAATAGGATTTATTTAACCATTGAACAAAACCTTTTAAAGATCTGGTATTACCTTGAGTATCTACTCCCCATTTTTCAGGAGTTTTATTTAGTTCTCTTGCCCATCTTTTAACTGGACCATAGACAAACACACCGTCTATAACACCTGTAGATTTTCTTTTCCGTAGTTCTTTAGAGTTTAATTTTAATTTATTTCCTTGTTTCGGAAATTTAATAGTAGGGTATTGAGTGGGTATAGTTTTACTTCTACTGGTTCGGAAAAATCTATTTACATCTCCTATTGTAGCTCCTGGTGGTAAACCTTTAACACCTTCTCTAGTTTTACTTAAACGTTTACTATTAGTTGTTTTATTTTCAATTTTCAATAAATCTCGTCTAGCTTCTAGCTGTGCCCCTACTTCTTTACTAGCATCAGCTTTTTCTTTTTTTGTAGAGTTAATAGTTAAGTTACCTAAGTTACTCATACCCTACCTCATCGTTTTGAACTGTTCTCCTCTCTCTTCAAAATATGCTTCCTTAGCTTCTCTCATCTCTTTGTATTCTTTTGCATCAGCTTTGTCTTTTTTAGACTCATAGGTTGCTGTACCTGTAAATTCTTTTTTCTTTGCCATTAGCTGATATGATTTAGTATAAGTTGCTCTCTGGAATGGTTACGTCCAAATGTCGAACGCATCCATCCGAGCCAATGACTGCTACCTTTCCCTTGATTACACGCTCTACAGGCGGGGACCAAATTGCTTGTAAGATCCTCTCCACCATTAGTTTTAGGTTTGACATGATCGAGTGTAAGTTGATTAATTTCATAGTTGTTTCCACAATAAACACATTGACAATTGAATTTCTCCTTAATGGCTTTACGCCACAAACGTTTTGCGTCAGGACTTGTCATGGTTATTAGGTTGAATAAATAGTGATCAGGGGTTGGTAGTAGTGGGGTCATTTACGAATTTTAAGTCTGCTTTTACGATTAATAGATGGAGACTGTGTTCTCCCTTTAGTAGTACTCCCTTTATAATGAGCAGCATCTTTGCCATCACCATTACCGTAAGTACCGAGTTTTCTATTAAGCTTGTTAGCGTTCTTTTTTATCGTGCTGCCTTTTGATGTCTTCTGATATGCACTTTGTTGTTTAAGCCTTTTCTTTCTAGCTTCAGGATTGCTCCTGTAATACTCAGCTGTGTTTCCTGCCATAAAGTCTGCTCTGTACTAGTTCGGGATCTACCTTTGGCATTACTGCCGCAAGTTTAGATAGAGGGTTGCCATCATAAGCAATACCGCTAATGTCATTTGTCTTAAGCCATTCACAGGCTGCTTTGAGGTCTTGAGTAGAAGCTTCGCCACTTTTGACTCGCTTTAGAAACTCAGTTGTGACAAGGTTATGTAGTTCGTTAAATTGGTCTTCAGTGGCTTTCTTCTTCATTTGTCTTTAATTCCTGGAAATAGATTACGTTTGATAATCTCTACTGCTTTATCGTCAATAGTATTATCTGTGGTGTTTGCGTATGCTTCAAGAAGCTGAATGATCAAATTCTTCACTGCAGTAGTGGAGAGAAATGTCATAAGGATGGGTTTGATAATGATCATTTGTTTAGAGAGTTGGGTATCTGTAGTGGTGATTTCTGTAAGTCCTCAATTAGTTGTTTCTTTTCTTGAAGCTGTTCTATTACTTGACCAGTAGGTGAGTTTTTAAACTGGTTATACTTCTGCACGCCAAAGCCACCAGCGATTACAAGGACGGCTAGGATTGCTAACTTAACTTTCATCTACTTTCTTCGTAGTCTTTTTCTTTGCAGGTTTCTTAGCTTTAGCTTCTTTAGCTGCCAAGATATCACTTAAAGTACTCATTTAGATTGTTTGGGTTGTTGTTGATTTGCTAATACGGCTATAGGTACAACGTCGCTACACAAAGATTCAAACCTAGAATCAGGTTTTAGGGTAAATCCTCTTTGCATGAAGCGTGTACAGTTATCTATACGAACTAATTCGTAATCAAGCCTTTCTTTTTCTAGTTGCTTTTCAGCAATTGCCTTACATATTTCTACTGAACGGCCATCTAATGGAACCATGAAAGATAGCTGTACTCCCCAGTTCTGTGTCATGCTGTATGACTCTGGATCGTATGGTCTACCCTCTGTTCCTAAGTAATAAGGAGAGAGGCTCATAACTGATCCGTTACAAACCACTCCACCTCCATATTGTTGCCGTGAGACTCCAGAATTATTCTGGAATTGCACAGCTTGGTTGGTTACATTTCCCGTTGCAGCAGCTGATGTTTGGGGGTTTAGTACTGTATTACCTTCCCCTACTTCAGCCTTTACTGGTACTCCTACTGAGAGAAGACCGATAAGGAAGTAGTAGTAGATGTTGTATCTATTGTTCTGTTGATGTCTGTTACTTCGATTACTCCTGCAGCTCTGTTGACTATTTCTAGTTGAAAGTTTGCTCCAGGGGTTGTTATATCGAAGTTTGTTCCAGTAGCGTTTATATGTGCTGAAGGCGTGATGTTGTGTCCAGTCCAACTGGAGTAATCTCCTCCATATACTTGTGTTTGAATTGTCTCGACTATATTTTGAGTAGAGTTCGTTGTGGAATTCATCGAACCTTGGGTGAAGGCGGGTGTTACAGTATTTGCTCTAACTGCAGTTGGAACTAGCAATAATAGAGCTAGTAAATACTTCTTCATGCGTCTTCTTTCTTTTTAACCATAGGACAATTTACGGTTGTTTGTTTGCCATTACCACCTTTATTTCCAGTGGTCAAGCCGAATGTCGCAAGTGCTCCCGTAAACACACTGGCAACGAACGTGATATCTGAGTTACCTGATTTCTTAACCATAGGTAGCTCAACATAATTCATGGTTATGATTCAAATAAAGCCCGACCAAACCACAACACCTAGACGTACAAAAGTTCCAAGAATCTGTATTTGTTGTTCTTGATCCTCTGCTGCATCTTTAAGTTTATGTAGTAGATTCGGTTTCGGGCTTTTCGTCTCCTCCTTTATTTCCATTAAGTTTCTTTTGTATTCTTTTAGCAATCTGCATAATGATAGGTTTCATTATTTTTACAGTTTGCTTAAACAATGAAGTTACTGTAAGGGTAGCTATAACAGACACTGACGCTGTTGTTCCTGCAGTCACGAGTATTTCTTCTTTGGGAACTGGAAACGTAAGGTCAGTGAAAGGGATATCTATACGTTTAACTTCAGCAGCTTCTTGTTTAGGTTTAGGTGGTTTTCCTTCTTGTTTACGTTGTACTTCCTCTTCCATCAACTGTTCTAGCTCTACCGTAGGAACGCCTACAGGAGGTGCCAGAACACTTGGTGCTACCACAATGGTAGGGAAGGTAGGTAATTCTGCTGTTGGTTGTTCTAAGGTAGGTGTAGGTATATCTAAAGCACCTGGTATGGTTAGTGAATCAGGTAGAGTTATGGAAGGAAAGAATGGTTCATCTCCCATTATTCATTAAGTTTCAAATACGTCTATTATCCAGACATGACCTTGGTAGTCAGCTCCTTTACCACTCGTAATCCAAGTTGAATCATTGTAGCCTTGTATCACAAAACCTTTTGCACTACCTAAACCACTGGTGAAAACGAATTGTGCGAAATAGATAATTGGAGAATCAAGACCTCCAGTAAAATTAAAAGGATTATAAGAAGCACCAAAGAACATACCAGTATTTGAGTTATCTGGTTCAGAACAGGCATCATCAGGATCAGCCCAAGACGCTGAATAGCCATTAGGATCAATTTTTGTTCCAGAACTAGCAACTGTACGTGATGGCTGAGCATAGACACCACTGGCTGATGTTTTCCATTTCCCTAAACTATCTGTATCAGTTTTCCAGAATCCACTAATCATTACGCCAACGCCTCCCGCCCACGCACCTGGGGTCCACTCTGAGTAAGGTTTAGGAAAATCATCCCAACCAGAAATTGAATCCTGTCTTCTAGATGAGTAAGAATTATAATTCTCAGGATCCCAAGAATGGTTATAGGAATCATCTCTTACTATAATATTTATAGTAGTAGAGACATTAGAAGCTATACCAAAAGCAGCAGCAATAGTAGGTGTTGGGCTATCAAAGAATGTACCTGCCGTTAAAGAAGTACCAGTCTCAGCATCAAAACTACCATTATCTGTAATACTATCTTTACAAGGATATACGACTACACCAGATCTACCTGCTCCATCCATATTACTGGTAGCTATGGAACCTTTAGGTGCAAACATCTTATAAGTGTCAAAGTTTCCTCTTTCACTAGGACCAGCACCTAAAAACATTTGTTGTATAGGCATTAGCTCAATCCCGCACCTGAGATATAAGCTACTGTACCTGATGTAAATAAGATTGTAGCCATTCCTCTAGTAGCTAAAGTTCTATTTGCACTGGTGCCATCTGCAGCATTGTACATCGTAGTTATAGTCTTAGTTATAGTTAAATTTGAACTAGTATTATTGACAATCGTTACAGCATCACCAGCAGAGAAAACGCTATTAGGAATAGTAACTGTACCACTAGCAAATATATGTTTACCAGCATCAGAAGCAACTAAGGTGTAAGTAGAACCTTGGGTGTTTTGAGGTATAGATCTTACGTTGCCTTTATCATCTGTAACTGATCCACTGATTGAAATACCTGCTGAAGTAGTAGATAATTTAGAGGCATTTTGATAGTACAAATAAGCTGCACCAGCACCAGTACCAGCAAATAAAGTCCTACTTGTAGTTCCGTTGTGTTGAGCAATGTAGGTATTTGTATATTCTGAATTACCACGATTCAAAATAACTACATCTCCATCATCTTGGAGATATGTCTTTAGACCAGTATTAACATCAGTTGAGTAAGTATCATTACTTATCCTCAACGCAAAAACTGCTCCATCATCTTGTTTGATCTGAACAACTTGTGATGCACCATCATCTGTAAATATTGCAGATGGTCCAGAAATTGCTCCTGTAAAAGTAGCTCCTGCTAAAGGTGCATAAGCACTTAAATTTACATTCTGCCAAGAACAGCTACCATCACCATCTTCTCTTAGGAATTTAGTGCCACCAGATTCACCTGTAGAAAGTATTGCGGTACCTTCAGGCGTACTGCTAATAGTACCCCAACTTAACGTATCACTACCATTTGTTTTTAAATATTGACCATTCGATCCAGCACCATCTGGAAGAGCAAGTGTAACGTTTGCAGTTACTGAATCAGGAGCTTTGAATCCTAAATAGTGACTACCGTTAGCATCTGTCTCAGATAGACGTATCTCCTTCGCATTATCTAGTACCAAGTTACCAGTTAAGGTATCTCCAGTTTTAGCAACTAAGTTGCCTGTAGCTGTTACACCACCTTGCCAAGCACTACCAGTGTAAACTTGTAATTCATTAGAAGATGTATTAAAATATAAATCACCAGCAGCTAGTGAATTACTACCTCCATCAGTAGATGGAGCTGAAGAAGCTATTTGATATAGATCAGCAAAGTTATTAACGCTACTTATATTAGTTGCAACAGTAGTTACATTAGCTGCTACACCAGCAACAGTTGTTACGTTGGCAGATATGCCTCCTACTGTATTGATGTTAGTAAGATTACCTGCAACTGTATTAACGTTAGAAATAGAACCACCAACGTTATTAATATTAGTAACAGCACCAGCAACCGTAGTTACTTCAGTAGCTTTTGGTACTTGTCTATGGAATGTATAAGTGTTTAATGTAGAAGTAGTCTCTACGATCATTCCAAATGTAGAAGCATACGTTGTGCTATTAGCTAAACCAGTAATGGTAACGGTTGAGTTTCCGACAGTACCATTAGCAATCGTTGCCACTCCACTTCCATTTGAGGTGAGGTTACTAGCGAGAGCCTTAATAGATACAAGAGTTCCAGTGCCGTTATTAACGTCAGGGTTAGCGTTAGGAAAAGATGTTTCATTAGCTATTGGTACGAAACCACCTACGTCATCTACTAGGTCAATAATTCTGTCATTGATAGCAGCAGTTGTAGCTATGGTTGTGTCATTATCTGGGAATGTATCCCCATCTTTAATAGTATCTCCACTACTTACATTGAAATATCTAGCATCTGATGCTGATGTCGTAAAGTATGTAGCATCATCAACACTATGTGAGGCTTGCTCAGAGTTAGTTACAGTAGCCGCTGCTGTTAAAGCAGACGCTGTAGCTGCAGTACCTGTACAAGACCCAGATGAACCAGATGTATTACCAGTTACATTACCAGTTACATTACCAGTGAATGAAGTAGATGTAAGTACACCTGTTGAAGGGTTATATGTTAATCCTGTATCTGATTCTGCACCTTGAGTACCAGTTGCTCCATCTACAAATATAGGGTAAACAGTTTCATTGGATGAATTATTAGCACTAACAGTTACATTAGTTGCTTCAGTAGCAGTTACCGAATTACCAGTACATGATCCAGAAGAACCAGATGTATTTCCAGTGACGTTACCAGTGAGATTACCTGTAAATGTAGTTGCTGTTACTGAACCATCAAATGTAGTTGCACCAGTAACATCTAATGTACCAGGTATATCTACATTACTAGTCCATTCAACATCACTACCATTAGCAGCTGTTTGTAGTACTTGCCTTGCAGCTCCATCAGCTAATTTACTTACTGCCATTTCAGTTGTAGCAGTAAGTATCTTAGCGTCTACTCGTGCGTCAATAGCACCCGTGGTAGCAACTCTTGTATTGTTACTAGCCCACGTTTCAGTACTAATGATTGTCTCATCACCAGTTTGCCAAGATGTATCTGTTTTATTCTTACTCTCTTGAGTTGTATATAAGTTCTGTAAGAAGTTATCGTTTAAGTCTTGAGACTTGATAGCTGATCCTGCATAGAAGGTGGCAGCTGGTGAATCAGTATCAGTATCACGATAAATTCTAATTGAAGAACTATTGGCAGGTGCAGTATTAAATTGTAATGTCGTAGCCGTTGGAAGGGTGAAGGCTGTTGTAGCTACACCACCGATACTAGCTTTAATATCAGTGGTCTTTAAATATTGGAATGTAAATGCGTAAGTGGTGGTGGAGCCATTACCTGTAAATGTGTTTTCGGTTACTGCCATTTTATGTTGTTGTTATTGCTTCGGTGGGTTTGCGTATTGAAGTACTCCTTCTATTACTTTGAAATCTTTCTCATTCTTATTTGCCATTTCTATAGCTTCCTTAACTCTACCAGTGCTTTCAAGTTCATTAGCTTTGATAGCTTGGTTAATAGATTCAGCTATAGCTGGATACTCTTGAGATAATCGGTGTTCAGCACGTTCTTGTGCAGCAGTTAGAGATTTATTCAAATACGTATATATAGGTAAATTTTGTTTTTTTAATTTGATTCTAGTCCAGCTTTGATTTTTTAATCTACTCATCCGTAGATCATTGATTTCTTTTTGGAAATGTTCATTACCTACATATGTCTTGACATCTTTTAAAAGTTTACCTTCTTCACCTATGTATGTATTAATAAGTTCACGTTCTTTTGGTGTGTATTCATACATACCTGATGAATGAGTTTTCAATATAGTATTAGGAGTCCAACCTATTTCATATAAAGCTCTTCTCCATGGTTCACCACCATCAGTTATTTTAACTGGATTGAATGCATTAATAGCTCTAATCCAGCCATTTTGAATTCCTTTAATTGGCTCACCAGTAAATATATCTACATGATTAGGAAGGTTTTTCTTTAATGGTGTTCTATTTTTGATATAACCAAGAATATCATTATGTACATCTTTATATGCAGGGTCAATAACATTAGCTGCTACACCTAGACCTCCTGATCCTGGTATATAGCTTCTAGTTTCATTAGCTATCCAACGACTTACCCAACTACCATCACCTGATGCAAAAGCAACTAAAGGTTCTAGACCAGCTAAAGGTGTTTCATTTAAGAAGTTAGCAGATACAGCCCATAGTATTTTCTGATAAGCAGCATCTAATACTGGTGCAGATAAATCAGAATAATACATACCTATATCACCAAGTAAACTTAGTATAGGGTCTAATCCATCAATACCTTTGAAACTTATCCACTTATTAGTACCAGGTATTTGTACTGACTTTTCCATCACACCATAAAGATCTCTTAGTTTCTTACGTTCACTATGACTATAATGACCTGTACCATTTATATTATAAGGTATTTTGTTATTAACTATATGACCACCAATAGCTAAAGACATTAAGCTACTAGTTAACATACCAGACCATGATAAACGTGCTTCATACTCTTCTTTTAGATATTTATACATATCCATAGCATGAGGGTATTTCTCATAAACAATACCATGCTCTTTTAAAGCTTCTTTAATAAGGTTAAGATCATCACCTGCTTGTAAAATTTTAACATATTTGTTTTTAAAGCCTGGTATCTTACCTAATGGTAAGTAAGAACTCATCCTATTAACATCATTAATCCCTGTTCGTGGGAACATGAACATACCTTGTGTTATAGGTAAAGCATCGGTAGCCTGTGTAACCTTATCAGCGAATGCATGATCTAAGTTTAAATTAACTTCACCACTAAACTGTTTCAAAGCATCATCTGTTGGTAGACCTTGCTTATCAAACATTTTAGCATAATGTGCTTTCTCTGCTTCAAGTAGTTGTGCAGATGGTTTCCAGCTATCTTCTACAAATGGGAATCCCTTCTTAGCTATCTCTTCATATGCTAAGGCTCTTGACCAATAATGAGCCATCATAGTATTTGTGTAAGAGTCTATACCAGTCATAGCTGTCATAGCTCCTTTATACCATCTATTAGCTCCTATTTTGTTCAAGTTCTTAGCCATTTGATACATAAGAACTCTTCCTGTTTGTTTATTAGCTTTCCAATTCTCAGATAAGGCATCCATTGCCTCCCAAGTTTTCTGTTCTTTAACTATATAATCCTTACGGAATGCACTTATCATACCTTTATCATCATGGTGAACACGTTTAATCATGTTCCAACCATCAACTAATGCTTTTTTATTAGTTTCTTGGATAGCACCATATAGATAAGTAACTTTACGTACAGCCTCTGCATCACCAGTTTTTAGAAAATCTAAACCAGCATGAGTGAATGCTCTTAATGGCTTACCTATGATAGCAGATGCACTACCTTTAGCAGCATTTATTGGTGCTAGACCTGATAATACATTGTTAAATCTGATAGTTTTTAAACCTCTAGCAAGTAGATTTAACTTCCATTTAGTTCTTCTACTATGTATAGCACCTACTGGGTGTATTTGGTTTACTCCCCATTGATGCATTTTTAAGATAGTATCTACATCACCGTCTGATAATGCATATGCTTCAACAAAAGCTTTAGCTAGGTTAGGATCTTCAGCAGCTGCCTCTTGTATGATCTTACGATAGTTCATAGCTTTTTTATGCTGAGCACTTAAAGCTTCTTCAAACTCACCGTTTAATCTACCTGCCAGTTGAGTTAAATCTTCACCTTTTCTTACAGCTTCGTTCCATACACCTTTGTTTCGAAGTTGCCAACTGGATACATATTTGTTTATACCATACTCGCTCATTAAGAACTCAAGCTTATCTAAGACATTATTCATTACCTTAGCTTGATCTGTAACCTCTGGTCCAAATTTTGTTACAGCTTCAGATGCAGTTCTGATATCTCTACCAAGAGTATCCATAGTACGTGCTGAAGACTCAACAACAGAACGACCTATAAACCTATCAACTAAATCACGCATAGCAAAGAATTGTGCTCTTGCATCAATCTCTACTTGTTGTATTGGAGCTAATAATGCTCTTTGCCTAGTGGTTTCTTCGGTTATCTTTAAGAAATCTTTATCAGCCATAAATAGCTTTTTAACATCTCTTACACTACCTGCATGAATGATATCTTCATAGATTTTCCATGCAGCCTCATCCATATCCTTCTTAGCAAACTTAAATCCATTCTTGATTGCTTGCCAATCTCCCATATCTTCAGTTTGCTTAGCGAAACCTTCTACAGCATCTCTTGATTTCTTACCTAATCTGAAACCTTTAGTGTACATGTTATCAGATACTAAAGAAGTGTTATCTCCTTTGGTCATACCTAATTTATTTGTAGTCGTATCAATCATATTCTCGGCAACATTACCTTGAGATATATTATTGTAGGTACGATTAGCATCATTACTTAATCCAGGTGTTACTTCACCATCATAACCTTTAGCTCCAGTAGGATCAGTGTTTAATTTATCTAGAGCATTACCCTCTCTTTGTATGTTCCTTGAAGTTTGATTACGTTCTAGATGTGAATTTAGATCATTATCTGTAGCTTTAGTGCTTCCAGTATTGACATACTCATTAGCAAGTCCTATTTTGTTTTCTTTTGCTAATACTATTTGTTCATCTAATTGAACTAATTGATCTTGTAATACTTTAAGTTCTGCAGTACCAGGCTTAGTTTCAATAGCTTGTAAGATTTCAGCCTTACGTATTTCTAATCCTATAACCTGATCATCAAGTTTAGATAAAGCTTGGGTTGTACCTTTATCTGCATTAGTAAAGATCTGTTGATTTTTCCATTTAGCTGCTTTCTCACTTAAAGGTTTGAACCAACTCATTACTGGTTTCTTACCTGCACCATAGAGTTTTGAAAGCCCTATAACTGAATAACCAAGAACATCAGCAGTGGCTGCCATAGAAGTGTTTTCCCACATATGCATCCATCTGAGCTGTTCAGCTGTTGTAGCATTTGTGTTTTTCCAAGTTTCAGGGAGAGGTATCTTACCTTCTATACCATACCAGCCAGGGAAACTATCAGCTAGAGTTTTAGCTAGTGTATCTGCACCTTCATTTTGATCAGATGCATAACCTAAACCACCGTCAATTGCTAGATTACCTCCTACTGTAGCTACAGCTTTGGAAATACCATTAAGTTTTGCAGCTTTAGTTCCAGCTCCTACAAGTCCTATACCCATAAAACTAGGTATAACGACTGACATAACTCCTCTAGCCTTCTGGATATTAGAATTTGACATTCTAGTGACATCATCATAGAAGTCATCTACACGTTTGCCATGCTTACCCATCATGCCTATAACATCAAAAGCAGCATCAGGTACAGAAAGAAGCATAGAAGCTTGTAATTCTCCTGTATTCTTCATGCGCTCATCCCACTCTTTTCCTTGGATAGCATTTAAGGGGTCAAACACTCCCTTCATTAGACCACCAAAGATTTTTTGCCCTACAGCTACAGCCTTATGAGCACCTTCTTCTGATTTAAGTTCAGCTTGTTGCTCGACTGTTTCCGCTTGTGGAATCTCTTCTGTTACTACTTCTTTGGTAGGAAGAGACTCATTCGTTGTTTCTTCTTCCATTAATTACCTCCGTCTAGTAAGAAGATGAATTCAGGTTCGTTAGGGTCAGTTCCTGGTAAGGATATGACTCTTTCTACACCGTTCTTTGTCTTTGTTGTACTAACTACAAAAGCACCACCTCTAGGCATGCCATCTTGTCTAAAGTATTTTTGAAGTATAACCTGACCCTCTGGTCTTAAAGCTAGACTAGGTATCGAATGTCGTGTACTAGTTTCAATACCATTCCTTGTAGCCCACCTAGATGTTTGACTCATAGCAGGTTCAAATCTTGGAGCAGCTACAGCTAAATTAGATTTGAAAGCATCATCAATAGTTTTAATTTCTCTAGTGAAATTCTTGAGATCTTGATTTGTGCCTTCAGTAGAGACGACTCTAGATAGCATCTCTTCAGCAATACTAGGTTCTAATTGAAAGTCTGATTTTTTATAACCTAATAATTTAGCTTGTGACATTATTATATCACTATAACTCTTACCACTAGCTTTCTTTAATTCTTTAATATCTTCTGTTATATTGAAACCCAGACCATTTTGTACATTATTGATCTGTTCTTCTATATAAGGTTTAGTGAACAGTTGTTGAGTTAGTACAATACTTTTATTCTCTTGTACTGCTTCAAGCTTATTAGGTAATAATGCTACAGGATATTCAACTTGATAATCATCGCTGCCTGGATCAAAGAAAGGAAAATGAGATTCTCCTATAGTTGCACCAGAACCAGCATATGATTCATCAATTCTCCATTTACCTGTACCATTCTTTTTACCATCTGTTACTTCCGTTACTAATCTTGTTAATGCATTCTGTCGAGCTAATTCTGGATTTTTAGTTTTTGCTAATTCCTCTTTAAAATAATTACGGAAATCAGCCTTAGCTTCTAATATAGAAGGTA